ATCCATCACGCCTTGCTCGTTCATGATGGTGTCCGCCTGCGCCAAATCATCAAAGCCGGAAGCGGCTGAAGCGCGCTTCACGAAAAGCGTGCCCTGGAAGGCTGCGACGTTCATCACCGCCAAGTTGATGTCAGAAGCCAAGCGTTGCTTGGCCGCATCGTAAAGCCGGCCCTCTTGCTGCGGATCACGCAATTCTTTCGCGGTCATCACCCACGGCACGCCATGGGTGCGATTGATCTGCGCTGGCACGGCAAGCTGGGTGTAATCGTCGAAATTCGCGCTCATATCGGTGCCCTGATAGGACACGGCGATGTAGGGCTGCGGGCGCCAAATGGTGTCGTTGGTACGCTCCATCATGGCTTGATCGGTGTTGTAGATGCTGACATTGCTCGAGAGCACCAAAGCATCTTGGAAGCCGGCCAGTAGCTGATCGAAAGCTACGCGCTCTTCCTTTGAAAAGCTGTTTGCCATAGGGTATGGACCTCATCTGAGATATGGGATTGCTGCCATGTCTCGCATGTAGGGCCATGCGGCGTCCGGTCTATCTCGCATGTGAAGCCATGCGGCGGCTGCGCCGATAAACGGCGACTTGTGGCCATTTACGCCCCAAGCCGCCGCCTTGTCAATTATTTTCTGCTTTGCATCGCCAATTGGCGCCTGTAAGCTGCAACTTTGGTCCGGTCGTTGGTGCGAAGCGCCTCCTCTTCCAGCCGTTCAAGTGTGGCGTTGGTCGCGCTACGGCTCGGCGCCGTGCTTTGAAGTGGCGTTTCAGGGGGGGGCGGCGCGGCGCGGGGGCGGGACGTGGTTTTCATTTGGGTTTCCAGTTTGGCCACGGCAAAGGCGAACTTCACCGGGTCTTTGATGGCAGCCAATTCCTTGGCCTTGGCGGGATGCTTCCCCAAGGCGTAAACCAGCAAGGCCGGGTTATCGGCGCCGGCAATCATTACGCCCTGTTGCGTCACGTCGAAAAGCTGCTGAATGCGTTCCTCTGCTTCCTCATAGTCCGGCACCTTCAGCTTCGCCTTGGCTTGCCCGTAATCGGCCAGCTTGGCGTGCCAAGCCTCCTCCTTGGCGCGGGCCTCGGCATTCGCCTTGGCAGCCTTTTCATCGGCCTGGCGCTTGCGTTCTACCCAATCATCATAGGCAAGCTCGAATTTGTCAGCATCATAGTCGTAATCTTCAAGCTTGGGCTTTGCCCCCAGCGGCGCTTCAGGGATCGGCGCTTCTTTCGCGCGAAGCTGTTCCTCTAGCTCGCGCTTTTGGCGCTCAAGCTCTTTGATCTTTTGGCGTTGTTCCCTTAGCGGGTTGCTGTCCGGCGTTGGCTCAGGCTCGGGGGGCGGCGCTTCATCGCCAAAGGTAACGACAACCTCACCCTCTTCCTCTTCCGGCGCGTCATCCGGCGGGGCCTCGCCCTCCGGCGGTTCGGTTTCCGGCAATTCTGTGGCGTCCACCGTTTCTGGCAGGGTTTCCGGTTCAATCGTTTCTGACATGCTATCGCCTCTTCTCGCCCATCATCGGCAGGGCGGGTGCCGTTATTTCTTGCGGCGCGCGGCCCGCATGTTATCCACAAGGTTCGGATACGGGCGCCCGGCTTCCTTGGCCATAGCCTTCGCCGCCGCCTTTTGCTTGGGCGCCAGCTTCTTGTCGCCCTTGGTCGGGTCCTTGGTATTCCAGACGGGCTTTTTCATTTGGCCTTGTTCCTGCTGCTGATGGCCTTGGCCTTAGCCTTGGCGTCCGCCTTGCTGGATGCGCCCCAGGCTTGCAGGCTTTTCAGCAACCGCGTCGGCTGGCCTTTGGCGTCACGCTCCGGCCCCGGCATGTTGCCCATGCGCGCCAGAAAGGAAGCGCGGCGCGGGTTATCTCCAGCCTTCACAGGTGCCTTCAGGTCAGAACCGGGATTAGCCTTCTCATAGGATCGGCGCCCGGCCTCATTCAGTCCACCGCCGGCGCTTTTTCCGGCCTTGCGAGTCCAAGCGGGCGATTTCATTGTTGCGCCCCAAACGCCGAGGCCGCCGCAAGCATGGCCTTGGCTTCTGCCGCGTCCGCATTGGTGCGGGCAATCTCCAGCCGTATAGCCTCAATCTCGGCCTTCGTTTCCATTATGAAAGCGTCAATCTGGCGCTCTTGCTCTTGGGCGGCGGGATTGATTTCAGACACCACCTTCATGGCATCCACCTTGATTTTCTCCACCTCGGCAAGCGTTTTCTGCGCTTGGGCTAACAGATACTCTTGCTCTGGCGTCGGTTGCTGCGCCTGGGCTTGCATGGCCTGCATTTCCTGCGCCTCTTCCTCTGTCGGTTTCAGCACCCCCATTCGGACAAGCTGCTTGCGGAAATATTCCCGCACATCGGCTATGCCTTCGCCTTCCATGTTCATCATGGCCATGGCCTGCAATACCTTGGCGGTTTCGGGATCGCTGGTAATCGCCAGCATCCCGGTAATCGCCCGGACCGTGGCAGCGCGCCGGCTGTCCGAAGTCGGGCCAACCGTCACCGCAACGTCGAAATCAGCCTCGGACAAGTCGTTGTCAGTCTCTTGCTCTGCGTCGCGCATCATGGGGCGCATCAATTCAATTGACGTGATTTCGTCTTGCTCGCCCACACCCTTCATGGTGCGGCCTTCCTCGACATAGACCTCTTTGGCCATGCCCAGCCAAATCTCGCCCGCGCGCTTGACCGCCTTCGCGAAGTTGGACATGTAAATGAAGGACGGCATATCAAGGCGTTGCTGGATCATCTCGACGGCCTTGCCGGAGATGTTCGACACCATCTTGTCGCCTTCGTTCTGGTTGCCCAGAATTTCTTTAATATCCGCTTCCGTGATCTGCAAAATGCCAGCCAATGCAGGCGGTATCTGCGGCGCTCTGGTATAGGCCACGGGCGGAAGGTTCTGTAACTGCCCCGTCGCGTCAGTCACCGGATTGATAAGCTGGTATGGGTAATTCTTGATGTTGTCCTCTGCCCATCGCTCTTGATGGCCAGCAACCTGCTCGGGGAAGAAGATGGGCTTTTCAACCCCGGACATGGCCGCGATCTCGCCAAGCTTCGAGACTTGCATGTTCTTCAGCCGTTGCGGGTCTTTGGCCAAGCGCACCGCGCCCATGCACCGCTCGACGTTATCCACAAACCACCGCTTGCCATAAACCGGCACAATCGGGATATTCTTGCCGGCAATCAAGCCGCAGTCTTCCAGCACCGCATTGCCGTTCAAGATGTATTTCCGCACCCGGCGCCGCTTGACCTTCTTCTGCCGGACCTCGCGGGCGCCAAGCGCCTCAAGCGTGGCCTCTAGCTCTTCATCATCTTCAAAATCCGCCTCGGGATGCTTTACCTCGCTGCCGTCCAAATGCCGAAACACGCGAATGGTCTGGGTTTCCATTTCCCGCCGGTAGTATTCCGCGACATAAACCACGTCTGGCGTCAGCCAATCGAACTCGCTGCGCTTGATGTCTTTTGGCCAGCTTGACGGGTCATCTGCCCATTCTTCCATATAAGCAGCGCGGCTTTGGCTAGTGATCACGAAGCAATGCTTGGCGTCCGACTTATCTTGCCGCTTGGCGTCCAGGTCAAAGAATACGGAACTGTCAGCATCGAAGATCGGCGCGATGCGGATGCGTTGCTTTTCGTCGTCTTCGTCTTCTTCGTTTTCGTATTCCGTATGCAACCGGAAGGCGCCGAACCCGCCGCCTACCGCCTCTTCGAAAGCATTGTCATAGGCTTCCGTTGCAACGCTGTCCTGTTCATCGGCCCGGAACAGATCGGCGCAGGTATCGGCCAGCTTGTCATATTCGGTGCCGTCCTTACTGACAAAGGCGGCGCTGATGCGGTTGTTGCGGTATTCGCTGATGATCCTGAGAACTGCCAGGTGAACCTTATTCACCTCAAAGCGTGGCTTGTTCTCAAATTGCGCGCCAAGCGGACCTTCCCATTGGGCGCCGGCGATGGAATAAAACCGCCGATCATCAAGGCATTGCAGGCGCTCTTGCCGCAACGCGCTCTGGATGCGGTCAAATTGCGTCATGGCCTCGGAATGGATGTCAGCTAGTCGCTGTTCCTTGGAAATCCGCGCCACCGTGCTACCTCCAATGATGCGCCGTAGGGATCGCCACCACCGGGGCGGGGCGCGACACTTTGGCCCTTCTAGCGCCTTCGCAGGCATAACGCAAGGCATCAATGACGTGGTTTGCCTTATCGTTAAGCACCGGCAGCACCTTGCCCGTTAAAGGGTCAGTCTTGAACGAATAGGCGGTCAGCTCGTCAATCGTGTGCCGGCACCGGGGATGCACCACAATGTCAAAGGACT